CTCCATCTCTTTGGTTCTCCCCATAGCTTTAGCAGCTTCTTTTTCTGCGCTTCGTTCGCGCCGTAATAGTCCTCAAACATATCGTCCGTCCATTGCACATATTCGCCCCTGCTGTTTGTGTCCTTTGTCGTTCTCTGCTGGCTTCTGATCTCATTCGCAATCATGTCTGAAAAAAGCAGGTCGTCATGTTTTCCCGCAATTGCGTCCGGCCTCCCATTATCGTCATACACAAACGTCAGCGCTTCCCTCAGTGTTGGAATATCGCTATATAGTTCCGTATGGTTGTTTATGCTGTCCACCTCCCGGTCAATAATCAGCGGCCGTGTATTTCCATCCGTTTTCCATCCGTATTTTTCTTCTATCGTCTTTTTGTAGTCGTCATATCTTCTCCGTACATATTGCTTCGGGTAACGAAGCCGTTGTAATTCCAATCAATGCGTCGTTATAATATTTCCCGAGACAGTAAAGCTGATGGGTAAACGGCTTCGACTCGTTCACCTGCATATGCAGGGTTGCCACGCGTTCACCGCTCGAATTATCTATCACGGTTGCCGCGTAAAAATCCTTGCCTTCTCCCTTCGTGTCCGCGCCAATCACATACGGTACGCCCGGTTTCGGCATAATATAAAAGCGAATATCCGTGCCGCTCCCAAGGCTGAAACCCTCGATTCTGTCCCGGCTGTCTGCGTCGTGCCAGCGGATGCGAAAACTCCCCTGTACAGGCGGTCTCTTCGCTTGCCTCTTCGTAAGCTCCGCAATCCGTTCCGCTGCGCGTTTGTTGTCAAACACAGGACGTCCGCTCATCAGGAACGCCTCCTCCGGGCAGGACGGATATTCCTGCCGGAAAATGTCCTCATTCCCCCGGCAATTGTTTTTCAGGCACCACCGCCGCCACGCAATCTGTTCATCCGAAAGTCCATACGCCCGTTTCAGCCTCGCTTCCTCTTTCGTAGGCCGCAGCCCTTCTGCGGGCATCGCATATTCCGCATGCTCCCACCATGCGCAAAACACAGGCACAAAATCGTTCCGTCCCGCCACCGCCGCATCCCAGATATCTTTGAAATCGTCATATCCGTTCGCTGTCGATTCAATTACCACCATTGTGTTCGCTTCATTTGGCACAGCCTGCAAAAGCCCCGTAAGAATTTCCGCCTTGTCCTTCGGCCAAAAAGCATACTCTGAAATATGCAGGTTTTGGAATGTGTCCGACCTCCCAATGCTTCCATTCCCCGCAGTCATGCATTTGATCGAACTGTTCCCATCTGCAAAATCAAAAACCAGTTCCTTCGCATTGCTTGCAAGGATCTGTGGCCTGAGCGCCGGGTCAAGATGCTCATAATACCTCTTGCTCATGCGGAACAGGTTGTTCGTCGCCGCAATTTCATGCGTCACAATGCCGCTCGAAATATTTGCCTGCGTCACTGTATCTTTAAAAATCATTCCTTCCGTCAGTGTGGAAAAGCCCATTTGCCGCGCTTTCAGGATAATCGCACGAATCGGCCTTCCGTTTCGGTATTGCCCTGCAATTGCGTTATATAGTTTCATCTGCGCCGCGTTCAGTTTGAAATCGATTAACCGTGCCTTCTTGTCACGTATTTTTAAGTTTTGTTCAATAAACGCCTTCGTGTTGATCACGTTGTCTCTGTTCCTCCTTTGCTATTTAAACGGTGAATCATGTTCTGGCTGTGCTAAAACTTTTCTCCCATCATTTCTTTCAGTTTTGCTTCAAGCGACAGATCGCCCGTCACTTCAACCGCGCGCTCAGACTTATCCTTCCATCCAAAGTTTTTCAGGGCAAATACGTCCCCGCCGTTTCCACGGGCAATCAGCCGCTTTTCATATGCGTTTTCAATTTTCATCTTTGCGCGGCGTACTACGTCTCCATATCCGTCTCGTTTCTGGTAATTCAACAGCGTTTCGCGCGATGTATCCAGTGCAAGTGCAAGCCCCGTCACGGTAAGCGGTTCTCCCGTTTTCTCGCATTCCGCAAAATATGCGTCTACCTTTTCCTGCAAGGCCTTTACACTCCTGAATTTTAGCTTTCGTCCCATAGTTTCTTCCATCCTCATTCCTCCTTTTTTCTATCAAAAAAACCCGGATATCCGGGTTTTTCAAATCTTTCTTCAGTTTCCTTTTGATGCATTATCCCGATGACCGAGATCGCCCCGCACCCCACGAGCGCCATGCAAAGCACCCCTGCTGTCACTGCCGCTAAAATCTTTTTCACTAAATTCATTCTATTAATCATCCAGATCATCCCATATCCCTATATTCGTTATTATTCCATCTTCCACCATAAAGCTAATCCGCAAAGCAGAATCGAAATATTCCTCCATGTGGTTCACCACATAGTTTCCGCTTAATCCATTGTCATAGACATAGGCTAGAAAGCCAGCCGTACTCAATAGTTCTCCATCCTTTGTCTCATGCCGCTCTATTCTAAAATATTGTTCTTCCGTTTCATATTCCCGTATCCTGTATTCCGCCTGCGCTGCGGAAATATCGCAGATATACGGAAGCTCCCCGTTTTCTCGTTGGAGTCCGATTGCAACATCCGGATAGGCCTCTATCACTTCCTCCATCGTGCTCCCGATGCCGATCCCCCGCTTCGTCGTAATATTCCTCCCTCGGAAGTCATATTCTTTTCCCGTGTAATATTCTCCAAAATAACCTGAATAGGGTTCATTAAAAGTAATTCCCCTGTCCATTCCGTCTCCCATTTCTTCCGGCATGAGGATGGCTTTGCCATCCTCATATACCCCAAACTCGTCCATATCCTCCAATACATGCAGGCTCGGATCTACGATAAAATTACTTCTTTCACCGTTTCCCACAAGCATCGCTCCGATCCCCGAGATCGCCCCGCACCCCACGAACGCCATGCAAAGCACCCCTGCTGTCACTGCCGCTAAAATCTTTTTCATCTTCAGTTCGTTTCCCGTTTCAATATAAATCAACCGAAATTCCCAACATGGATACAACCCCATCTTTTATATGAAAATTTAAAGCCCATTCGGATTCAAAATACTCCTCCTCATGATCGTAAACATAATACCGTGATAAATCGTTATCATAAATATAGTCGTAATAACCAGCGCTGCTCAATAACTCCCCGTCCTTTGTTTCATACCGCTCGATTCTAAAATATGGTTCTTCATCTTCATAGTCGCGTATCCTGTATTCCACCTGTGCGGGAGAAACATCAAAAATATACGGCGCATTATCTGAGGTTGATTTTTTTACATCCGGCGCAAGGATACATGCAGTATCCGGATAGGCTTCTATCACTTCCTCCATCGTGCTTCCAATGCCGATCCCCCGCTTCGTCGTAATATTCCGTCCGCGGAAATCGTATTCTTTTCCCGCATATCGCTCCCCCAAAGCATCGGAGTAGGGGATATTAAATCCGAACCCGCATCCTCCTTCTCCTATTTCTTCCGCCGTGAGGATGGCTTTGCCATCCTCATATACCCCAAACTCGTCCATATCCTCCAATACATGCAGGCTCGGGTCCGTAACATAGAATTTTTCCTTATCGCTTTTTGTAAGAAAGATTCCTCAATCTTTTTCATCTTCAGTTTCCTCCTCTGTACCATGGTGAATTCAGGCTGATGTCGATGTACGGCCTGCCGTCATCCGTACGCCCCCGCCCGGATGTTTTGATCTGCTCCGCCTCCGTCATCATATAACCGAGCGGGCTCCAGAACGCTCCCTTGGCTTTCTCCGCGTTCTGTGCGCGGATCCCATCCTCCATTGCCCGGAAATAAGACTCGTCCGTGTCTTCATTCCCAATGATGCGCCCGCGCACCACGACGTCGCCCGCGTTCAGCTTGTCCACAATCGCGCGCGCTTCCTCTTCATTTTTCGCGTAGCCCTCCTGCACCATCAGCACATACAAATGGGAAAGCCCTGTCTGGCTTTCCCTCTCGTCATCAATCGGTATCTACACGTTCTAAAAAAAGTGCAAAATAGATAGGCGCTATACGTTCTCCGTCCTTTGTTCCGTTCTCTGTATCATAGTAAGAGGATACCGCATAAATATACTTTTCTGGATCTCCTGAGTCCTCTTTAGGCTCCATCCGTTTTAAATCGTATATAACACCTCCGGTTATCTGGTAATGCGGATAATACCAAAGGTAACCAAACAGATCTCCAAATCTGTATTGTTTTGGACGTTCATCTATACTTTTATACAAAACTCCATCTATTGATACAGTCTTACCTTCCGCATTATATTGGTAGACTGGAAGTCCTTTATAAGTGTCTCGTCCCTCCAAACTTGGTTCCGGAGCAAACACATATGCACAGCTTCCAAATATTAGGAACATAACAACTATGAATGTTATGATCCTCTTCATTCCAGTCATTCTTCCTCCTCCTTTTTAGATAATCCGTAAGCCGCTATCAGCATACCATTATTTTGCTCTGCAATATAGTCATGTACGCTATCATAAGGCTGCGGCTCCGTATTCCTTTTTCCTGTGCTGTCTACATAATCATACACAATAATACCGCCGCTTTCCGGGTTCTTTTCTACCGCTACATAATGCGCCCCCACGCTCTTGTCCGGGTTTTGAAAAGTAAAGCATAATATCCCGTATCCGTCCTCGTTTATTACATTCTGGATGTATTCCTTTTTATTCTCAAATCGTTATCAGAACAGCCAAAATCCCTGCCGCCACGAGCAAAAGACAAATAACAATAGGATATTTTGCCGTTCCCTTTTTTTGCGGGCAATAAGATATAAGAGCGCTAAAGGAACAACAGCATATCCTGTATAACAAAGAAGCGGGATTCCTTCCACGATCAATATGATACACAACGTTTTGACCGCTTCGATTTTTGGCACATGCCACAATTTCACATATTCTATTGGCAGGATAACGGGTGCCACTGCAAGTATTATGAAAAATAGAGGAGAATTATTATAATACGATAAAAGCGCGCCGCAAGCACAAATTGCTATCATTCCGAAAAAAATCAGTTTCTGCCATCTATAGATTTTCTGTTTTTCTGCAAAATATTTATGCAGGATATTCTACCCAATACCAATTATCTGCTACTTTCTGCGCATCTCCCAGTCCATGATATATCAAGTCCTTTCTGTCCAATGTAGAATGAATCAACTCTCCCGGGAGATAAAATATCTCCGCACGTAAAATCGGACTTTTTCCTAATGTAAAACTTTGTATTTCCTTTCCTGCAGAAATTTGTGTAATTCCGTAAGCTTTGTATAACCGCTCCACTTCAGGAAGAAGTTCCTTTGCACAATCTTCTCCTTTTTCTCCTGCCCGATTCCAAAAAATATAGTAGTTCCAATTATACTGTATTTGCAACAAATCGTCTTCCAGTGCATATTCATCTCTTTCCCTAGATTCCACAATACAATAAGCAAGACCGCCCGCTTGCATTTTCCCGCTCATTTCTTCAAGTATTTGGGCCTCTTTTTCCACTATCTCCTGTGCACGTTTTTCTTCTATTTCCGGTTGCAGTCTCGCACACGCGACAATACCGATTACAATGATTACAGCAGTAATCAGCAGAATATAATATATTTTTACATCCGTTGATAACTTTTCCCTTTTTTTATTCTTTGAAATGTTGGTCATAATAGTCTATTCCTCTCTGAATAACGCTCTGATCCTTCGCTTCGTTTTCTTTCTGTTTTCTCAATCTTTCCCAATATTTTTCCCTTGTTGTTGGATTAGTTACATTTCGTACTGTATCTATACCAAACTGCACTACTTCACTTCCCACGTTTAGTGCAGTGGGCGAAAAGCCGATTGCTGAACCGGAGACTCCATACATTAAATTACCAAATTCTTCCCAATTCATCAGTTTTCCATTAAAATAGAATGTATCCGGCACTCCGCTGCTATCTTCGTATCCAAGAATCTTTGCTATTTCTTTTTTATTTGATTTAGGATCCCATTTCCCTTCTGGCCTAACTTTATTGATCCACTCTGGAAGCGCACCTAATCCTTGTTTTTGTTTAGATGATCTGCACTCATCTACAACGCCCTCCAGATATTCTGTCAAAGCGTTTGTATAATCTGGAAAGTCTTGCGAATTTCCATCGGATTTAATTAAGGTTTGCGTTGCTCCATTATCCAAATATTGACTCTGGAATTCATCTAGCTGTGTTATAGTCATTCCATTCGGCAGCGCTGCGTCCGGGTGCTCACGCAGATATTCCAGCATTTCTTCCCTTCCGCCCGGGAAAAACAACTTTTGCCCCCCGCTTCCCGGCTGTCTGGAACATCCGCAGCCTTTCCGCGTTCTGGCCCTTCGGCAAGGTCACTTCCGGATGGCTCGTCAGGGTGGCGCGGATTGTTTCCGGGCTTGCTCCTTCCCCAAATCTCTCCTTCGCTTCAAAGAGCGCTCCCGCAGTGCCGTACTTCTCCGCATTCTCACCGATCTGCCCTCGTGTGAACTGCTTCCCCGTCCGGCCGGGCAGCACGCCGCTTCTTTCTCCCGCGTATTGTCTGTCCCATGCTTCAAACAGTTTGTCCAGGGACGCCTCATTTTCTTTGCCTCCATTATATCCTATTTTTTCTTCCTTTTCCCTCTCTTTTTTCCGCCTCGCAAGCTCCTCCTGTATATACACCATCCGATCATACTGCTCGCTCCCGTTCAGCTTATCCCAGCCCCGCGTTCTCTCTACCCGGCTTCGGAAGTCTCCTTCCTCCGGCAGCCCGAACAGGTCTTCATAATTCCGGTTATATTTCTTCTTCCTCCCAAATCCCTCTGCCACGCCCAGCCGCTGCTCCCGCAGTTCTTCCTGCGTTTCCTCCAGCGCCCGCCGCAGCGCCGCGTCCGTCTCCTGCCTGTCCGCTTCCCGCTCCTTCCGTTTCTTCTCGTAATAATCTGCCGCCG